GACGGCTATGGAAGTCCTAATTGATGCCATGCAGTCAGAGGAGATTGACATCAAGGACAAGGCCAGGATTGCTGATAAGCTGGCTCCCTTTGAATCCTCAAGAGCGCCTATTATCTCGATTGAGCATGTCAATAATGTCAACAAAGAGGAAGAGGTTTCTGCTGATGATGCCTTGGATGACTTCTTGACGGCTTTGCGTAAAGTGTGATAATCCGAATACTTTCATGAAAGGTTAGTATGTCCACAAACTTCCTGTACGCCCAATCGCCTAACCGCAAGGGCAATGTCTCCAAACACACTCCCGGATCTGGTGGCGTTACTGCTGTCTGCGGTCCCAAGCATGGCGTGTCTGGCCCTACTGGTCAACAAGGCGCTCCTAAAGCTACTGGCAACATTGCTAGTCGCAATCAAAAGGTAATGGTCAGCACCCACGCTGATTACTGTGGCACATGCAACAACGATGGCTACATGAAAAACTCTTCTTACAACAAGTGAGGTCAGCATGTCCTACGGCAAAGTAATCTCTGGTGGCAAGGCCATGACCAATGGTCTGACCAAAGGCATCAACAACAAACTCAAAGGTTTTGAAGAAGGCCACAAACGTAGCGCATTGCTGGCTACTGCTGTTGGCAAGACCTTCAACCAGAACCCTCTTTCTGACAACCACTTGAATGACATCAACGTGGCGGCAGCTAAGAAGTTCACTGTCCCGAAGCTTCCTAAGAGCGTATGAAGCAGGGGCTATATGCCAACATCCATGCCAAGCGTGAGCGAATCAAGGATGGTTCTGGCGAAAAGATGAAGAAACCTGGAAGCAAGGGTGCGCCCACTGCTAAACAGTTCAAACAGGCAGCCAAAACTGCGAAGAAACCTAAGTAACCAAGGAATATTATGGCAACGTATGACATTGCAGCACTGAAAGAAGATCTTCCAACAGCCAAGGACCTTGCTCAATTTGTCTATGACAAAACGAGCATCGCTCTTGACCTGGTTGGCAAGCCCAAAGAGGAACAATACCAAGTCGCTAAAAACGCCTTGGAAGGAAAGAAGATCCCGTCTGATTACCAGACCGATCTGAATCCTTACATTGACCGCAAGGAACTGATCCCTGTTGATGACAAGCGTGTCTTGCCTCCCCGGAACAAAGAGCTGCCTGACGAGGAATCGCAAGTTCACTTCTTTGGCGCTACCAACATGCCTCACCCGATGGACCCTCAATCGGACAAGAAGGTGCAGATCAACTTCCGCAAATACGACAACGGCGTGATCACTTTCCAAGTAATGGGTCCATTGGAGCAAGTTGCGATTGGTGAGCGCATCAACAAGTTCGGTCAGAAGCAGCCCGAGAAGTATTCTTGGATTGACCCTCGTACCGAAGAGATGGTGTTGCGCCGTGCTGATGGCACATACACGGAAAAAGGCCGTGGCATGTATGCTTATTGCGTAGGTGAAAAGGGTGGCGGCATCTGGTCTTTGATTGACCGTGAGTTGCTCAACATCGTCCAGAAGAACGTCACCAATCCGTGGGTCTGATGGAAGATCACGCAACTATCTTCCGCCAGAAGTTGTCTGGACAGGCAGAGACATGCGCTAGAAAAACTCTTGAGTGGTTACAGAAGGATCTTCAAGGAGATCGTGAACTAACCCCTCAGGATGTTTACTACCTTGCCTCTGCTGCCGATCTGTTGTTGACCATGCGTGACCTGTATGGCAAAAAGTGAAGCAAGTGATTACATCCTGCCGATCTACAAGGATCGTGCGCTAAAGCATCTGGTTAAGTTGGCTGGTGGTAAGGCTGCTATTAAGCACCTTGATGCTGAGCAGCTTAAAAAGATGAAGGACGCACGAGATGTCATAGCCAAAGACATGCAGTTCAATACTCTGAAGTGGTTCAGGCCCTTCAAGTATCAGACTGCATTCTTTGAGACTGGCGCTCACTTCACCCGTAGAGGAATGATTGCTGCCAACCGTGCTGGCAAGACAATCGCATCCACCTATGAGACTGCCTATCACCTGACTGGCAGGTATCCCAAGAACTGGAAAGGTAAGGTCTGGGATAAGCCTGTGATTGCCATGTGTTCTGGTGAATCATGGGAGCAGGTCGCCAAGACACTGCAAAGCAAACTGCTTGGATGTGATGACATCAAGCAATCGTACAAATTGGGTACGGGATCTATTCCCCTTGAGTGTATTGACGAGAAGTCATACCGCACAGATGGGGCCAACGTCCTGTCGATTGAAATCTGGCATGTCTCTGGTGGTAAATCAAAACTCTACTTCTCCAACTACACTCAGCAAGTGCGCCATCTGCAAGGTTTTGAACTTGACCTTGTTGTCTTGGACGAACAACCACCAGACGAGATCTTCTCGGAACTTGTTGTCCGTACTGCACAACGGAACGGGCAGGTACTGTGTTCATTTACCCCGCTCAAGGGTATGTCAGGACTTGTTCGTAAATTCTGGGACAAGATCGATGGCTACACCCATATCCGAGTGACTTGGGATGACATCCCTTACGAAAACGAATGGGATGAGAAGTTCTTCAGCCAAGAAGAGCGAGATCAACTATCTCGAGACTTTATGCCTTGGGAGCGAGAGTGCCGAATGAAAGGCATTCCCTTGGTCGGCAAAGGCGTGGTATTCCCATTGCTTGAATGGCCTACCTACAAGGGTATTGATTTTGATCTGAAGAACAACGAGAAGCTCGAGCGCCTGATTTCCTTTGACTTGGGCATCAAGAACGACCCAACGGTGATCAGCTTCCTTTTCCGTGATCCCGTGGAAGAAGTCATCTATTTGCACCGCCAGATTAAGGTGGCACAGGGCGAAACTCCAGATGAATATGTCCACTACCTGATGGACAGGGATTCCAAGGGTGTTCCGATTGCTTTGCCTCACGATGCAAGCCAAGCAGGTCGATATACCCTGACAGAACAGTCAGTCCGTGAAGTATTTGAGGACAACTATGGCCTGAACTGCATTCCGGGTGCTATATTGAACCCGGTAAACGATCAGGGCAAGGTAACCAACCATAAGTCCTACGGAATCAATATAATGCGGCTAGGTATGGAACGTGGCACATTTAAGGTAAATGAGTCATGTGTGGATTTTCTTGATGAAGCCCGGAACTATGCCATTGATGAAGCTGGACGATTCAGTGATCCTGACGATCACATTGACTCCGCTCGGATTGGCATCTTGGCTTTGATTCAAGGTCACGGAGAATCTATGGTTAGCCGAGCAAACACATTCCAATACCGTAGACCAACTGCCATTGACGGCAAGGTGCAACGAATATGAATAATTTTTACATTTACGTGCATACGAAGACAACCGATAACAACATTTTTTATGTTGGTCGTGGTGTTGGTGGTAGATGCACAAATGTAAAGAATAGAAATGCTTACTGGAATAACATTGTTGCAAAACATGGATTCTTCTCAGAAATAATTGAGAGCGATTTGACTTCTGATGAGGCCAACGAAAGAGAGATGTTTTGGATAAAAAACTTCCGAGATTTTGGCTTTCAACTTTGCAATCTTACTGATGGCGGTGGCGGATTGGCGGGAAGATCTCGCCCAGAATCTGAAAAGCAAAAAATAAGCACAGCATTAACTGGAGTAAAAAAGTCAGAACAAATGCGTGAAAAAATGCTCGGCAATAAAAACTCGCTTGGGAAGCTTCATACAGATGAAGCCAAAGAAAAGATGTCATTGGCCTTAAAAGGCACGCCGAAAAATGAAGAACACAAAGCAAAACTAAGTCAGGCGCTGAAGGGGAGACCCCTGTCTCCTGAGCACCGTGCTAAAGTCGTGGCTGCAATTCTGGCAAGAAAAGCCAAGAAAGATATGGGGATCTAATCATGTTGGACAAACAGAATATCATCGTTGAGTACATCGAAGCACCTGCTGGTAACAAAGGAATTGTCTTCCAAGTTGCTCACGAAGTGTATTTAAAAATGGTGGATTACTTGCGATTAACGCAAGCTAAAAACACTTTTAACCGACTTTCTGATTATCACTACCTGAATATTGCTGTCAGTAACTCTACTGAACCAATCAGGGGCATTGATTACATCCACCCTGTTGTCACACCAGGCGTTGATTACGCTACAGCCATCATCACAAAATGCCTGATGCCCAACGGCAAGGTTAATTTTGAGTTTGAGCGGTTCAGTGAGATGGACAGTGAGCAAGCCAATCAAGCTACTGAGATGGTCAAGTACATGATCAACTCAAAGAATGATTCTTATGCTGTCATCCGTGATTGGGCACAGGATTCATTGCTCCACAAAAACGGTATTGTGATGGTGTCACCTGTGCGTGAACCCATTACCCAATACAAGGAAGTGGAAGGCACAAAAGACCAACTGCGTGTGTTTGAGACTATGGCTGCCGAGAAGGGCCTGACAGTCAAACGCCAGAACATGCGGAAGATCGATGTGGACCTAGAAGGTGTCATGCAAGACGTTGTGGAAAACGAAGAAGCAACGATTGACACCGCAGCAGATGAGATGAATAGCGCCATTCAGGCCAACACCATCTACCGTGCCAAGTACAAGATGACTGGTTTCTCCACATCTGTGCGAATCAAGCATGTTGCTCAACACTACTTTGTGTGCAACCCCACAATCCCCGGCATTCAAGATCAGGATTTCGTTGGCTTCTACGATCCAATGACAATCCATGAGTGCAAGGCCCAATATCCCTATGTCGACCTTGAGAAACTTGCTGAACGCGCTGCCTACGGTCCTGCTGGTGCTTACCAAGCAGGTGCATTGGAAAACGATCTTGCTTTGCATGCTCGTGATTCCACTCCTGTTCCCGGTCAAGGTGTAATTGCTTCTGCTGGCGCTGATCGCTACAGCCGAGTCATCATGTTGACCACAGCATGGATTCGCAAAGACGTTGATGGTGACGGCGAAGAGGAAATCGTTGAGGTTTGCTTCTCAGGCTCGTATGTTCTGTACGTCAAAGAAGTGGACTTCATTCCTTTGGCAGCAATGTGCCCCAAGCCAATCACCGGCAACTTCTTTGGGTACTCCCTTGCTGAACGCCTTGTGCCGATGCAGGAATATGCTACATCGATTGCCCGTGCTGAGATGGCTTTTGCCATGCAAGCCTCGACTCCTCGTATTGGCGTGAACCCAGAGTTCATTGATGCCGAAGAGATCCAGCGTGGCGTGTCTGCCATGTTCATCTTGGACCGTAAGTTCGATCCTGCCAAGCACATCTATGAGTTTGGAGCCATGCAAGGTAACCTGGCATACGTCCAGTCCTCCATGCAGCGCTTTGAGTCCGACAAGATGGCAATGATCGGCATGACAAGCCCCAACGATGTCATGAATCCTGAAGTGATGAAGGATGGCAACTCTGGCTTTAAGCTGCAATTGGCTATGGGTCCAAACCAGTTGATCCAAGACGAGATGGTCAAGAACTGCGCCATTGGTCTGCGGGACATGATCTACATTGTCTGGAAAACCCTGATTCAGTATTCCGATGATTACAACATTCAGCAGTTGGCTGGTGTTTGCGCCAAAGGAAAGCCATTCATGGACGCTATCTCCATGAATAACTACGAGTTCATTGACCGTAAGCTGATTAACATCGATTTGGCTTTGGGCTTCTTGTCTGACGAAAATCGTTTGACTCGCCAGCAATTGATTGGTCAAGCTCAACAGCAGTTTGCCCAGTTAATGATGGGCCTTGATCCAAGTGTTCCCGAGTTGTTCATGAAAGCTCGT